ACATGCAACCGACGAGATGCGCTATTACCAAACAGTTATAGAGCTACAAGACGCTATTTACAAATACAAGCTTGCAGTAATAAATGTAAAAAAATCAGAGCTAAAAATTGCGAAACTCAGAGCCACAGGTAATGATCTTGATGAACTAAAAGCCCAAGAACTAGAATTGGGTCTTGCTCAAACTGCTTTTGCCATGGTTGGAGCAGAACGAGAAATGAAACATCTATTGGAAATTTTTGACACTTTTAGCCACAAATATACACGAAAAGAAATTGAAGCAGCTCAACCTAACTATTGGCAAGCAAGACTAACTAATAACGCTAAAGCCATGCTAATGGGAGGTGCAAGCGTAAACCCATCTCACATTGAAGCTATGGAACAGGCTGGTATCCTTGAAAGCTTTGTTGCAGAAGTAGAGAAAACTAAAAAGGAGCTGTCTTGAAATACGCCACCTGGAAACTGAATTTTATTGACCCTCAGTACGGAACCGGGCCAGAAGACAAAATTGCACAATTAGGTGCTCAAGCGCAAGGTGCTTGGGTTTGTAATGAAACAATCCTCGGGTATGTCAGCGATTTAGTTGATCCTAAAAAATTAAAATCCTGGAACTTTACAGAGCTGACCCAAGAAGAAGCATTAGATTTTTGTTTTTCAATAAATTCCGAGGCTTACCTTTTACCTGACGGCTCAATAGTAGCTCCGATTCAAAACATTATTCCATAATGGCAGACGAGACTACGGGCGTGAGGATTACCCAAAACGCAATCTACGCTAAGCAAATTGAGCACGGTGAAACCTTGATCAAGATTTTGCAAAAACTGGATCACCTTGATGATGTTCCAGACAGGCTTAGAGAAGTCGAACTGACTTTGGCCCGTTTAGCCTGGATTGAGAAGATTGCTTACACAGGACTCTCGGCTGCACTTGTTTCAATAATCGGATTAATAATCAGCTTAGGAGCTAAATAATGAGCGAACCAAATAACTTCACAATTGACGCAGGTGCCAGGTTAGTCAAAACTTTTGTCTATGAAAATTCAAATGGGACAGTTGTTAACTTGACCGGATATACCGCAACATTCCAAATCAGAAAATCAACCTTCGGCCCTTTGGTAACCTCTGCCACACCGACAATTAACTCTTCGACTTACGTGATTACCTTGACGCTTACTCCAGAACAGACCTTGTTGCTTCGAGACTCAAATTATGTTTACGCCATTCAGGTATCTAACGCGTCAACTGGCGATGTAAAGATTGCAGCTCATGGAGCTTTGACAATAAACCAGGCGATTGTAAGATAGTGATCTGGCCCTACAAGAAACCCCTGCCTCCAATTACGTATGATTTTGGATGGAGAATACATCCGATTTTGGGATACAGAAAACACCATAACGGCACGGACTACGCTTCGGCAATCGGTCGCAAGCTATTCGCGGTCGCTGATGGCAAGGTGACTTATGCCGGCCCAAGCACCCTAAAGTTCAAGAACGGCGAACCGGCTGGCGGTGGCTACATTGTGAGAATCCAATTCAAGGATGCTGGCAAGTTCTACACAGCTACTTATATGCATCTTCGCAAGGGATCTCTAGCCGTTATCAAAGGTCAGAAAGTTAGCCAGGGAGACTTGGTTGCAGAGTCGGGCAACACCGGAGAATCAACCGGGCCTCATTTACACTTCGAGATTCAGTCAGGTCGGTTCTATACTTGGAATGCAAACGGCAAAGGCTATCTAGATCCAGTGCCATTTATCAAAGCAAGATTGGACAAATAATGAAACCAGAAACTTGGGCGCACTTACGCAAGGCACTTTGGAGCTACCTTCGAGCTGCATTGGCAGCGGTCGGAGCATTGGTTCTAGCCGGCATTGAAGATCCTGGAACGATTACAGCTTCAGCTCTTATCGCTGGAATCCTAGGCCCATTGGTTAGATCACTAGACCCTAACGATGACGCATTTGGAATCGGAGCTTCGGTGCAAGAGGCTTACCAAACAGCTAAAGAAGACGAGCCTCAGCCATAATGTCACACCCGGTCAATAGGATCGGGCCATGGAGATTACACAGAAGATAGAAGCTTTAGGCTTCGGCAGGTATTTAGGCACCTTTGAGCCTAACTCTGAAGAATGGCACGCTGCACGTGAAGGCATTGGCGGTAGCGATATTGGCGCACTCATGGGCAAGTCACCATGGAAATCTGCTTATCAGCTTTGGGCCGAGAAGACCGGCCAGCTAAGCGATGAGATTGAACCATCGATGCCGATGAAACTTGGCACAGCTTTTGAAGCTCCGATTCGAGATTTATTTAGAGAGCAAAACGAAGGCTGGCTAAAGGTCTATGAGACTGGAACCTGGCAGAGCGTTGCTAACCCAATTCTAAAAGCCAATCCCGACGGCATCATCGAATGGGAAGATGGCAAGCTCGGAGTGCTAGAGATTAAGTTCACCAGGCAGTATTGGGACGAGCTACCTGAGCACTATAACCTTCAAGTTCAACATTACCTTCAAGTTCTAGGTCTAGAGCGCGGTATCGTCGTAGCGGTCGCAGGAGGCGAATGGAAGGAGTTTGAGGTCGTTTGGGATGATTCCCTTCAGAAGGACATGAAAAAGGCTGTACGAGCCTTCTACGGCCTTGTGACATCAAATAAGGCCCCTGAGTATGACGGAAGTTCATCCACTTACGAAACCGTTAGGGAGCTATCTGAAGGCTTACAGGAAGGCGAAATGGAGCTTGGATCACTTTGGTCTAACCTTGTCGCAACCAAGTCGGAAGCTGATTACTGGGCCAATGCGCTCCAGGCACAAAAGTCGGCGGTTCTCGCATTCCTTAACGGAATCAAGTATGGTCTCTACCAGGGCGAGAAGGTAATCTCACTTCAAGCCCGAAACGGCAAACCCTTTATCACATTTAAATAGGAGAAAACACAGATGGCATTCGATCTATCAAATTACGAAACCGTTGCTGACCGCATCCAGAAGTTTTGGAAGACATGGCCTCAGGGACGCATCATCACAGAAATCAAACTAATCAATGAAACCGAAGTTGTAGTTCAAGCTTCAATCTTTACTGACCGGGAAGACGTTAGACCTGCATCAGTAGATTGGGCGCATGAGACTCGAGGCTCGACCCATATCAATCGGGCAAGCTTCTTGGAGAATTGTGCCAGCTCTGCAATCGGTCGAGGACTTGCAACCCTTGGACTAAGCACTTCTAAGAATCGCCCGTCGCGGGAAGAGATGATCAAGGCAACGCGAGAGTCTAGGAACTACATCGAGGAAGCTTCTGAAGCTGCAGCCAACAAGGATCTAGAAACACTAAGAACTATTTACAACACGGCTCTAAAGTCACAAGTTGATAACGATGTCCTTGAAGCCATCAAAGGCTTAGCGGATTCCATAAAGGCCAAGTAAAGTGAAAGGGCTGTGACCCACAGAAAAGTCACAGCCCGACGCTTATGGCGTCACCCAACCACGATGGGCATTTACAGTATAGCCCTAGGAAGGCACAGGATGAGTCTAGAAGCCTTATCAGCCGTTCTGCATCACTCACATAGCACCGGCACAGCTCGGGCCGTCCTGACGGCTCTGGCGTGGCATTTGGGAGATGATCCTGAAGAAGGCTGCTACCCATCACAATCTCGCCTGGCATCATTAGCCGGGTGTTCCGTTAGGCAAGTTCAACGCAACCTACAAAAGCTGGTCGAGCTCGGTGAAGTTGAGATGTCGCAACATGACGGAATCGGGTATCGGTTCGACAGAATCACAAACCGCTACTGGATCCAGATAGACTGTCCTGAAGGATGCGACGGCACTTTGAGTCACAAACTACGGGGCGTCAAAAAAGGCAAGACGGGACGTCATTTAAGACTCATCGGGGTGACACCCACGACGTCACGGGACGGCGTAGATGTCGCGTTAAAGTTAACTAATAATTAACTTAAACTTAAAAGAACACTAGAAAGGAAAACACAGAAATGGCAGTAATCACAATCTACGGAAAAGTAGCTGAAGTAGTAAACGAAGGATACCCAAGACTCAAGGTCTGGGAGACCTACGACTTCAGGGGCGAAGCACGTAATCGCCTATGGACTGTTTGGCTAGACAATGGCACAAACATCAAGAAGGACGATGAGATCAAAGCTGAAGGCTCGCTCGGAACCAAGGTCGGAACTTACAACAAGCCCGGTCAGGAAACCAAACAGGTTGTGGAGCACTCATTGAACAATTCGCTAGTAGAGCTAATCAAGGCTGCAGAGCCTAAAAGCTCAACTCCAATCGAAGACGTAATAAACATCATGGCTCCACCACCAGGAATACCGCAGAATAACCCGTTCTAATGTTCGAGTTGTTTATTGCCGGTGATCCAAGACCGCAAGGATCTAAGAAGGCATTCAATCGAGGAGCTCACATAGTCCTAGTAGAAGCCAACAAAGACCTGCCAGCTTGGCGAGAGCACATGAAGAAGATGCTCGAGCTCAAAATGATGGAGTTCGACAATCGCTTCGATGTAGCTGTCTCGGTGTCATTGACCTTTTGGCTACGAAGGCCCAAGACCGTCACCAGGCAATACGCAACCCAAACCTATGATCTCGATAAGCTCACACGCGCAGTTTTTGATAGCCTCACGCAATCGGGAGTAATCAAAGATGACAGCTATGTTGTCGATCTAACTGCCAGGAAGAACTACAACGACTTACATGAACCAGGTGTTCTAATCAGCCTGACACCATTCGATAACAGTTTGATAACGCAGGGCGTGTCGGAGATAGACCGCAAGCGCAGAGGCCTAGTTTGAGGCTATGAAGATTCTATTTTTAGATCTAGAGACCTCACCGAACTTGGCTCATGTATGGGGACTCTGGGATCAGAACATAGCAATAACACAGATAGAGCGCTCCACTGAAGTTTTATGCTGGGGAGCTCGATGGCTTGGAAGCGACAAGGTAATCTTCAAGTCAGTTCACCATCATGGTAAAGAAGCGATGCTGGATGAATTACATAAAGTCATGGATGAAGCCGATGTCCTAATCGGTTGGAATAGCGCAGCCTTTGACTCGAAGCACATAAAGCGCGAGTTTATAGAGAATGGCTACTTACCACCTAGCCCTTGGATAGAACTAGATCTAATGAAAGTCGTTAGGTCTCAATTCAAGTTCCCAAGCAACAAGCTCGACTACGTAGCCCAAAAGCTAGGCGTTGGAGCTAAGGTGCAACACTCAGGGTTTCAGCTCTGGCTCGACTGCATGGCCGGTATCCCTAAAGCCTGGAAGATGATGAAGGAATACCAGATTCAGGATGTAAACCTTCTCCTGGATCTTTATGACATTCTGCTTCCCTGGATAAAGAATCACCCTCACGTTGGAGCAAGCGAGGGCAGACCTGAAGCCTGCAAGAACTGTGGGGATAGCAACGTCCGTCCGCATGGCTCACAGATGTCTGGAGCTGGGCGATACAGGAAATACAAGTGCGCCAAGTGTGGCACTCACCATCGAGGCGAGCTAATCGCTCGAGGTGTCTACAAATAACAATTTGATAACAAACTGCGGATAAACCACATAAACCTCTAGCTGATAACCATAATTAACATACCACACACAGAAAGGCAACAAATTGCTAAACATAATGAGAATAACTATGGCACTAACCGTTGTCATATCGGTCACAATCCTAGGTTTTGCAATAGCCGAACCAACCCTAGGGCTGTTGGCGTTGGCAGCTTCAATTCTGTTTCTAAAAGCTGATTGGAGTCGATGATGGACTTCGAGAAGATAGTCGATAAGCACAAAGACCAAATTACAGAACTATCTATCCTGGGCTTTAACCTAGGCGTAAGCGAAGGCAGAACCATCGAGCGCAACAGGATCATCAGAGAGCTGGATAAGCAAATCTGTTTTGAGTATGCAACTGAAGGATCATGCGAACACTCAAGCTGTTGGGTAATAGACAGCTCACTCAAGCTAATAAAGGCGGATCTAAAGTGAACCAAAAGAAGGTGGACAAAGTAATCAAAAGCTTCAAGACATCGGTGTATTCAGATGGCTTCTTGAATGGCGTTAGGTATGCCAGGAATCAGTTCGTAGAGTTTCTCGATGCTCACTATGCACTTGGAGACATTCTCACCGTTGAAGAAATCATCAAAGAGTTAGAGTATTGGAAGATTCAAGATAACCAATTGAAAGGATTAGCAGATGGCATCATGGCACCAATCTACGGCTTGGGCAAAAGCGAGGACGTATGCGAAGACTGTTTTGGAGCCGATCTGTGTCTCGTGTGCGAAGGAGCTGACCGGTGAGGACTGGACAATTGATCACATCGTTCCTCCAGGGGAAGGCGAGCCCAACCATGATCTCAACAACCTCCAATCACTATGCAGAAGCTGCAACGGTAGAAAGCAAGACCGGGTATTACAGCGCATCACCTGGCGCAATCCTAGATATAGCAAGGGGTAGGGTAAAGACGGAGGGGGGTAGCTACTGGGCAGGGCATCGGGGCAGGCTCCTCAGACTTCGAAGAAGACC